AGTTGATATAAGAATTCAGATAATACAAGCCAACGGAACCACAACTACGCCTATTGACGATACAATTACTGGAAAAACACCAACAGCATATTTTAGAGATTATAGAATAAATATTCCAGCTGGCACTAGCTTTCCTATAACAGTAAGAGTAATAAGAGATACGGCAGACAGTAATGTCGCTACTTTGCAAAATGCAACTGTGTTTACTTCTTTTACAACAATAATTGACAAACAAAACGCATATCCAAACACTGCTCATGCGGCAGTAAGAGTAGATGCTGAACAATTCCCACAAACGCCAAGAACCATGTTTAAGGTGCGGGGATTAAAGATAAAAATTCCCAGCAACGCCTCCGTCAGGCCAGATGGCAGCCTTACTTTTAGTGGTAATTTTGATGGAACACTTAAATCAACTAAAGAATATTGCAACGATCCAGCTTGGGTACTTTATGACCTTTTAACTAATGAAAGATATGGGTTTGGGGATCACATTACTGAAGATCAGCTTGATAAATTTGCTTTTTATTCACAGTCAGTATATAACAATGAACTTGTTTCAGATATGCAAGGAGGCTTGGAGCCACGTTTCAGCTGCAACGCAATTATCCAAAATCAACAGGATTCATTTAGGTTGATAGGTGAGCTTTGTAGCGTGATGAGAGTGCAAGCATATTATCAGGCGGGTTCTATTACCATAACTGGTGATAGACCAACTGACGCAAGCTACCTATTTAACTTGTCTAATGTTACGGCTGATGGTTTTAGCTATACAAATACTTCTAAACGTATTAAATATACAGTCATAAATGTTCAATTTTTTGATAATGAAACTCAAGAATTTGATTACGAAACTGTAGAAGATGCGTCATTACAGGCAAAGTTTGGTTTTGTTGTAAAAAATATTCGAGCATTTGCTACAACTTCCAGAGGCATGGCTCATAGACTCGGAAAATGGTTTTTGTACACACAGGCTAATGAAGGTGAAGTTGTTTCATTTACTACTACTCTTGAAGCGGGAACTATTGTCAGAGTTGGTGCTGTAATAAAAATTGCAGATCCTGTCAGATCTGGCGTTAGAAAGGGAGGTCGAATAAAAACTGCTTCAGTATTACAAGTTACTGTTGACGACTCTTCGGCTACAGATTTAGATGCCTCTAACAATCCACTGTTATCTGTTGTCATGCCTGATGGGACAATGCAAACAAGGACTGTTTCAAGTATTTCAGGAGCAACAATAAATGTATCAAATGCTTTTACCACTGCGCCAAATGCAAACTCAGTTTGGATATTAGAAAATGATACGATTCAAACACAATTATTTAGAGTTATTGGAGTTACAGAGGTTTCAGGTCTTACTTATCAAATAACTGCTGTGTTTCATAACACTGGAAAATATGATTTTATAGAAGATGGCACTACTTTACCAACTCGAAATATTACAACTCTTAATGATATAAAAGCAGCCCCATCTAATGTTTCGGCTATTGAAAAAATTGTTGTAGTAAATAACAGAGCTATAAGTAAAGTTTTTGTTAACTGGCAAGGTGTTAAGGGTGTTTCAGAATATGAAGTTCATTTCAGATTTAACAATGGTAATTTTCAAAAAGTAAGAGTCTCTAAAACTGATTTTGAAATATTTAATAGTGAAAAGGGTACATATGAACTTCGTATATTTAGTATCAATGCCTTAAGACGACCCTCAGCAAATCCATCTACCATAACAATCAATACTGTCGGCAAAACTGCGCTACCAGCAAATGTATTAAATCTAAGAATAGAACCAATTAATACAAAACTTATTCGTCTCAGATGGGACGCATCAGTAGATACAGATGTGCTTCATGGGGGGTTCTGTAGGATCAGGCATTCTCCAAAAACTGATGGCACTGGAACTTTTCAAAATGCTACTGATATTGACAAATTGGCTGGTAACAGCACACAAATAATTGTTCCTTATATTGAGGGAGAATATTTAGTTCGCTTTGAAGATGACGGTGGCAGACTTAGCGAAAGTTCAGCATCAGTAATTATTGATTTACCTGATACATTAGGAGCTTTAACTGTTCAAACAAGGCGAGAGGACAATGATTCACCAAAATTTCAAGGTACAAAAACTCATGTTATGGTTGACTCTTCAACCAACAGTTTGATATTTACAGATCCAGTACAAAATCAAGTCGGAGAATATCTTTTTAATGAGGTTTTAGATTTAGGAGGAGTATTTAGTGTTGATTTAAAACGACACATATTGTCAGAAAGTTTTTATTCAGCAAATTTATTTGATGAAAGACAAGAATTTGTAGATACTTGGACTGATTTTGATGGTGGTATCGGTGCTGCTGTGGATACAAATTGTGAAATGCTCGTTGCTATTACACAAGACAACCCCTCATCAGGATCGCCAACTTATTCTGCTTTCCAAACCTTTGTTAATGGAACGTACAAAGGAAGAGGCTTCAAGTTTAAAGTAGTTTTCACTACATTTGACAAAGCACAAAATATTATTGTATCTGAATTAGGCTATACAGCTACTTTCCAAAGAAGAGTTGAACAGGGTGCAACTTTATCTGGTTCTGGTATAAAAAATATTGTTTTTGATAAACCGTTCTTCACTGGCACATCTGCATTGCTCGGAGCAAACAGCAATTTGCCATCTATAGGAATTACAGCAACAGACAATATAAACAGCGGTGATTATTTTAGAGTCACCAATATTTCTGGGACTGGTTTTTCAATACAATTTTTTGATTTATCAAATAATTCTATAAATAGAAATTTTAACTTTAGTGCGGTAGGATTTGGAAAAGGTGTTTAACAGATGACTAGACCAAATAGCACAACAAAAGAGTCTAATAATAATTATGAACCAGCCAACGGCACTGGTGCGTCTGTCAGAGCAGCCATAAAAGATATTTTTGGCGCATTGAGAACTCTTAATGCAGGGAGTGGAGATCCAAGTGGCGCGGCTAACTTAGCGGCTTATCAACCTCATATTGATTCTGATACAAATTTACTTAAAATCCGTAACGGTGGAAATAGTGCTTTTGTCACTTTAGGAAATGTAAGTCAAACTAATTTTGGTCATGCAGCTTTATCAGGTGCGACTTTTACTGGCTCAGTGATTCACAACTATACAGGTGCATTGAGATTACCTGTGGGAACAACAGGGCAAAGACCCTCAAGCCCCAGTCAGGGTGACATAAGATTTAACACCAGCACAAATGAAGCTGAAATTTTTAATGGAACTTCTTTCACTGAAGTTGGTAGCGGGGCGGGTGCAACTGGTGGTGGTAACGATCAGGTGTTTTTTGAAAACGATCAAGTTGCAACAACAAATTATACAATTACTACAAATAAACACGCGCATTCAGTTTCGCCAACAATTAGTTCTGGTGTAACTATAACTGTGCCAACTGGTGCAATCCTCGTTATTCTTTAATTATGGCTTTAACATTTAACGGAACAACTGGTATTTCTGGAGTTGACGGTTCAGCTTCTGCTTCATCATACAGAGGTACAGACTCAAATACTGGTCTGTCGTTTGCTGCTGATACTGTAAACATTAATACAGCTGGATTAACCAGAACACAAATTGACAGCAGTGGAAACTTCAATGCTCTTAACAGAGTAAGGGCGGGTTCATCTGGACTAGGTACAACCCCAGCTTCTTCCAGTTGGGCTACTAATACAGCAGTTTCAATAATTGGTAATTTTGGCGGTGGTTTATCCATTAATGATAATGGGAGTGCTGGTTATATTCACTATGTAGCAACTGCGGGTACAGAATATAGTATTGCTCAAGCTTCGGTAGGAGCAACACCATCAACAGCTATAAAAATAAAAAAAGGTAGTTCAAATTTCAGATTTAATATTCAAGCTGGATCTGATGGATTTAATGCAACTGATTATGGATTTCAATTTCGTGCTAATGAAGAATCGTATGGTTTTATTAATAATGCAATTTCAGTTATAACTTTAGGCAGACAAAATGACGGTGATTGCATGAGATTTTTTAAGCAATCAAGTCACAGGGGTTTTATCAGAGTAGAGACAACAGGTGGTTGTATTTTTGGAAATTTATCAGATTATCGTCTCAAAGAAAATATAGTTGATTTAACAAATGCTATAACAAGGCTTAAAGATTTAAAACCAAGAAGGTTTAATTGGATTGATGATGAAACTAATACAACAATAGATGGATTTATTGCTCATGAAGTAACAGCAGTTCCCGAAGCTACTACAGGAGAAAAAGACGCTGTTGACTCTGATAATAAACCTGTTTATCAAGGTATGGATAATGCAAAATTAGTTCCATTACTTACCGCTGCATTAAAAGAAGCGGTAGGCAAAATAGAGGTATTGGAAACTAAAGTCGCTGCTTTGGAGGCTGCATAAATGTCAAAAATCAAGCTTAACGCTGCGTCTGGTGGAGGTTCAGTTGCTTTTGAAGGGCCTAGTAATTTAAATTCAGACAAAATTTTTAACTTTGGTTCTGCTGGTGAATTATTAGTTGGAACTACCAATAATTCTCTGGAAGGTGCAACGTCTGGACAAGGTGTTAAATTAGCACACACAGGTAGGATGCTTGAGGTTGCTAGTAGCTCACAGCCAGCAGCAAGTTTTAATAGAACTGGTAATGATGGCACGATATTTAGAATTTTTGGACAAGGTTCTTTAGAGGGGACTATAAGTGTTTCTGGTTCGACTCTTTCATTAAATGGAGGCCATCTAAGTAGATGGTCACAAATCAAAGGGCTTTCACAGACTGACAAATCAAAAAGACCGACAATATATCAAGGAACTGTAATGAGTAATTTAGATGATTTATGTGTTTGGGAAGGGGAAGAAAATCAGCAACTTAATATGACAAAAATATCTGAAGTTGAAGGTGATAAAGATGTTGCTGGAGTATTTTATACATGGGATGATGATGATGACAAAATAGTTAATGATTTTTATGTTGCAATGACAGGCGATATGGTAATTAGAATTGCAGCTACTACAACAGTTGCTAGAGGCGATTTGCTTATATCAGCGGGTGATGGAACTGCAAAGCCACAAGCAGATGATATTGTAAGAAGTTCTACTATTGCTAAAATAATTTCAACGACTTCTACAGCTACTTACGCTGATGGAAGTAAAGCATACCCTTGTGTTTTGATGGCGTGTTAAAAATATGAGTATTTTAAAAGTCAACACTATTCAAAATACATCTTCGGCTCATAGTTCAACACCAGAACAAATTGCAAAAGGTAGAGCAAAAGTTTGGGCAAGCGTAGGTAATAACAGTGGAATTATTGAAATAAATGATAGTTACAATCTTTCGTCAGTTACTGATAACGATCAAGGAGACTACTCTTTAAATTTTTCAACATCAATGTCAAATAAAAATTATTGCATTGTCGGAATGTCTGATGCTTCAATTACTGAAAAAACTAATAACAGGACAGCTGAAGGTCTTAGGTTTTCTTGTTTGTCATCACGCATGGGTATTGCTGTTTTTGGTGACATATAATTTTTGAGATATAATAAAACAAAAAACTATGGCAAAAAAATCAGATACAAGATTTATTTATGAAAGTGATAACGGAGGTATTTGTATTGTCACCCCAGCAGATAATTGTGATTTGACTCTTGAACAAATAAAAGCCAAAGATTGCCCTAGCGGAAAGGCGGTCTATACTGTAGATAAATCTAAAATTCCTACAGATAGAAGTTTTAGAGGTGCTTGGACTTATTCGGAGTAAAAAATGGGATTTGGCATAGATATGGCAAAAGCCAGAGAAATTCATAAAACAAATATAAGGCTTGCTAGAACTTCAAAATTTGCAGAGCTTGATATTGAATTTCAAAAAGCACTTGAAACAGGTGCAAGCACCACAGAAATTGTTGCCAAGAAAAAGGCATTAAGAGATGCGCCAGCAGATTCTGGAATTTCCGCTGCAAGTGACACAGATGCTTTAAAAGCACAATGGAAAACTGATATACTAGGCTCATCACCATATAACTAATGGCAATAATAGCTGGCACATACGATTTCACTGTTCAGAGGCGGTCAGATCATGCCGAACTATTTAGGATAACAGATAGCAATGACGCAGCGGTCAATTTAAATGGATTTACTATAGCTGCACAAGCTTGGAACAAAGAAAGAACAGGCAAATTTGCAGATTTTACAGTGGCATATACAAACAGATCAAATGGAGAATTTGAAATTAGTTTATCTGATGTGCAAACTACACAATTTACACCAAATGAACTTTCTTATGACGTTTTGCTTTTAAATCCAAGCGGGAAGCGTGAATATTATATTGAGGGTACTATATTTGTAAGTGAAGGCTATACCACAATATGAGCAACATTAATGTCACTCAAAATAAAAACACCGTTACTGTTAATGGTGAGACAAGAGTTGTAACTGTCAAAACAACAGGGCCACAAGGCCCAAGTTTTGCTCAATCTGGCACTATAATGAACGATTCTGCAAAGGTTGATGGTTCTGTGGTGTTTTTCGATTCATCTAGTGGTACATTTAAAGCAGACAGCACAACCACAAAACTCACACTTGTCAATGGAGGTAATTTTTAGGTCATGTCTAATACTATAAGAATTAAAAAAAGAGCAGCCTCTGGCAGTGCGGGTGCGCCATCTAGTTTATCTCCATCAGAACTAGCTTTTAATGAAGCTGATTTAAAATTATATTATGGTTTTGGTGACAATGGATCTACCCCACCCTCTGCAAGTTCAATTATTACTGTTGGTGGTGCTGGAGCATTTTTTAACAAGACAGATACAAGAACAGCAAATACTGTTTTATCAGGGCCTACAAGTGGATCTGCGGCGGCTCCCACGTTTAGAGCTTTAGTTGCTGGAGATTTATTAAAATTAAATGAATTTACTGCACCTGATGGAAGTGTAAGTCTTAACAGTCAAAAGATTACAAACTTAGCTACACCAACTGCTGACGGTGACGCAGCAAGTAAGTCATATGTTGACGGTGTGAGTCAAGGATTAGATATTAAAGAAGGTGTAAGAGTAGCTACAACTGGAAATATTACCTTATCTGGAACTCAAACTATTGATGGCGTTGCTGTTAGTGCTGATGAAAGAGTGCTTGTTAAAAATCAAAACACAGCATCAGAAAACGGACTGTATCTTTGCAAGGCAAGCTCATGGGTCAGGACTGATGACTTAGCAGCGGGTTCAGATGCGTCATCTGTATTTGTTTTTGTAGATCGTGGAAGTGTTAACGCTGATAATGGGTTTGTGTGTAGTACAAATAAGGGATCAGCGGTTGTAGGAACTAATAATCTTACTTTTGTACAATTTTCGGGCGCGGGTCAAATTACGGCATCTGACGGCCTCTCTAAATCTGGAAACACTTTATCCGTTGATCTTAAATCTAATGGTGGTTTGGTTATTGAATCAACTGAACTTGCTTTAAAACTTGATGCTAGTTCTATTACAGGTACTTTAGCCATTTCTGACGGTGGTACAGGTGCGACCTCAGCATCAGCGGCAAGAACAGCTTTAGGTTTAGTGATCGGCACTGACGTTGAACCACATAGCGATAAGTTAACAGAGCTTGCAACAATGGGTCAGACAACAGCAAATGCTCTTGCTGATTTGTCAGAGGCTGAAGTACAAATTCTTGACGGAGCAACCGTAACGACCAGCGAATTGAACGTCATGGACGGCGGTACATCTGCAACATCAACGACTTTAGCAACAGCAGATCGCATGGTAATCAACGATAATTCCGTAATGAAGCAAGTGGCTCTCTCAGACCTTGTGACATTTCTTGAGGACGGTGCTACTTCTGGTTTTGATATTAATGGCGGCACATATTGAACGCTAACTATTAGGGAGGTGAATCAATGGCAAATACAATCAAACTTAAAAATGCCTCTGGAAGCGACCCAAGTGCTAGTGATTTAGTTGTCGGAGAAGTTGCATTAAGAACCGATAATGCTGCATTATTTACAAAAAAAGATGACGGCTCAGTTGCACAAATAGGTGCTTCTGGTGTACCTGATGGAGATAAAGGAGATATTACTGTCAGCAATAGCGGTGCAACTTTTACTATTGATAGCGGTGTAATTGATAACGCAAATGTAGCTTCAAACGCAGCGATAGCAGGGTCAAAGATTTCTCCTACATTTACATCAGATTTAACTGTTGAACACACTGGAAACCCAACAATAAAAATACATGATACATCTGGGGATAATCAATGCAAACTACAATATGAAACTGATAATTTTAATTGGGTTGCTGGATTACATGGAGGTATAAATACATATAAAATTTCAAAAAGTAACGCTTTTGGAACTAATGATTATTTTCAAATAGATGGCAATGGAACTGTCGATATAGCTAATAATTTAGACGTTGGTGCAGGTCTTGATGTAACTGGGAATATTACAGTAACAGGAACAGTAGATGGTCGTGATCTCGCTACTGATGGATCAAAGCTAGACGGCATTGCGTCTGGTGCAACTAATGTCACTAACACTAATCAGCTAACGAATGGTGCTGGGTTTATTACTGCAACTCTTACTAACGAAGAAGTCCAAGATATTGTCGGAGGTATGGTTACTGGAAATACAGAGTCAGGAATAACAGTTACCTACCAAGATTCAGATGGAACTTTAGACTTTACAGTTGGAACACTTAACCAAAACACGACTGGAAACGCTGCGACAGCCACAAAACTTGCTACTGCACGAACCATAGCTGGAGTTTCTTTTGATGGATCAGCAAACATTTCTCTTAACAATAACGCAATAACAAACGGAGCAGGGTATATAACATCTGCTGATGGCGGTAATGCAGCAACCCTAGATGGTATTGATTCAAGTCAATTTGTGCGGTCAGATGCAAGTGATACTTTAACAGGTGCTACTTATACATTTAACTCAAGTACAGCTGAAAAAATAGTATTACAAGGTGCAAGTAGCCCTTTCATAAGATTTAAAGAAGGAACTACAAATAAGGCATATATTCAATGGAACTCTAATGGTTTTTTTGATCTTATAAATCAAGAAACAAATGAAGGACTAAGAATAGGAAGTGGTTCTAATGGTCTGCAATATCGTCTTGATGCAAGCTATTATACTGTGTGGCATTCAGCCAATGACGGCTCAGGTTCTGGGCTAGATAGCGATACTGTAGATGGTATTCAAGCCTCTAGTTTTCTAAGATCAGATGCCTCAGATACTTGTTCTGGAGCTATAACTTTTTCTGCTGACTGTTCTTTTTCTGGGGGTGGTGGGGCAGTTTCAATAACCGCTAATAGTGATATTTCTCTAGCAAGTGGAAGCTGGACAGGTAATCATACAAAAATTCAACATCATTCAAATGCCTTGTATATTGTGGGAGGTAGTGCTGGTATTTACTTTAGAGAAGGTGGTACAGATAGAGCGTTAATAGACGGCAGTGGACATTTTAGACCATCAACTAATAACACTTATAATTTAGGAACATCATCTGTACGCTGGGCAAACGTCTTTACTAATGACCTAAGTTTATCTAATGAGGGTAGTAAAAATGATGTTGACGCAACTTGGGGCAGTTATACTATACAGGAAGGACACCATGACTTATTCTTGATTAACAAGCGAACAGGTAAAAAATACAAATTTAATTTAACGGAGGTTAACTAATGGCTTTTCATGGTTCTACTACTGGCCTTACTGGTGTAAATGATGTTGTATCTACTAGTAGAGTGCATACAACAACAGATCGGCATTTAACTGGCAGTTTTGTTGACCACATAACATCTGGTAATCATGTTGTGCCATCTGGCTATAGAGGTTTAATTCTTGCATTTGGTTTTTGTGGTGGTTTAGAAGAACTTAATTTAGGTCAAGTTGCTTTTAGAATTAGATTAACAGGTAGTAGTTCATCAAATCCTACAGAGGCAAAAGGTCATCAAGGCTACCAAGATTTTGATGGCGGTGATATAACAGACTTTCAAGCTTTTGATGTAGGTAACGGAACTTATCAAGTTAGATTACAGGCAAGAGAATCATTAGGTGCAGTAGTTATTAATAACAGACAGCAAAAAGACCTTTTATTTTCAACTTGTTTGACTTATAGAGCATAAAATGAAATCAATTAGATTAAGACAAGACGGCACTTTATCACTTTATGAAGTGATGCGTTATAAGTATATGGGTAAAGGCTGGGCTATTGAATATGCTGATTCAGAGGGTAATTATGGTGAAGGAGATCCACTTACAGGGGCAGAAAGGCTTATATGGGAAGATGAAGGTGAGGCTCCAGTACAAGCAGATTTAGAAGCTGAAAAACCAGCAATAAAAAATATTTTAGGTTTTGAACAATTACGTTATATCAGAGATAAAAAATTAGCTGAAACTGATTGGGTAGTAACCAAAGCTAACGAAACAGGTATTGCAGAGTCAAATGAATGGAAAACTTATAGACAGGCATTAAGAGATTTACCCTCAAATACAACCGACCCTTTTAACCCAACATGGCCAACAAAACCCTCTTAAGTTATATTTAGTTAAAAACAATGAAAAGTATCACAGAAAAACAAATTCTTGAGTGGCAAGAAGAACTTAAAACACATAAAGAAAGACTTAATCAAGCACAAGTTGTCTTAGAACAAGAATCAAAATTTATTTCAATGATCGAAGGCGGTATTCAGTTTGGGGAGATGTTGTTGAAAAAGAACGAGTCATCAAACCAGCCAACAGGTACAGTGGAGCTAGACCCAAAACTAGAGCCAAAGTCATCAAAGTCAAAGGGGCAGCCAACTTAAGCAATACTTCTTTTAACATAAAATGCTAGATCGTATTATAAAAATTATTTCTATTCTGTCATTTTTAATGTCAGTTTCAATGGCAGCTTTTGGATATGTAGCAATTCGCTATATGCAAAGCCCAGAATTTGAAAGAACATTAAAGAACAAAATTATGGGAAGTCTGGAAGATAAATTACCAGATGTGATGGGAGATAAGATACCAGATTTTACAGGGCCATCTGTACAGCTACCAGAAAAAAAAAATTAAACCAAAATAATGACCCTAATAAAGAGTTTTGGGACTACATTGAGCAAAGGAATAGAGAATATATAGAATGGGAAACTGAAGGAAAATGGAAATAATTGAAATTCCAAAAATTGAAATACCACAGATACAGATAAAAGAAATATTTATTCCCAGAACAAGAACATGGGAACAATATCCAACAACTTTAGATATTATTGATAAACCAAAGCTTGATTATCCTGTTGTAAGTTACCCAAGTTATGAGGCTTTAGAATATTTGCCTGATAAATTTATCCCAACAGATCCAATTAAACAACCAGAACAACCGCAACCAGATATACCGCAGCCGCCAGAATATAAACCTCAAGTCAAAAAAGATAAAGAGTTCTTTGTCAAATGCCCTAATGAAGATAATATTCCAGTAGGAAGTTACCCTAATGATTTGAAGTTACAAGTCGTTATCGGTCATTCTGTAAAAGATGGTAAGTGTTATGAAATCTACAGAGATTCAACCTTTATTGAGAAATGGATACCTAGCACTCCTATTCTTGTTAATACTTCAATTATTGCTGTTACTGCGGCTAGTTCACCCATCATAGCCAATTTGCTCAAGAACCTCATCAAGACTGCTATTAAGCGTCTGTCCAAATCTAAGGATAAATCAAAGGTACAAACATAAGCAAAAAGATCCAAAGGCCCTTTGTAGGCCATCCTGAGTGGAGCAAAATCACTTATTTAGCTCAATTTTGTGTGTATGGGGAATAACTTGATTTTTTGGCGGTGTACTTATGATGTCTGAGCAAAGATCAAAATACTCAGATTTTGGAGAATATTCAGCACCACTTACTCTAAGCTCATGACAATTTTTAAGTCTTGCTAATTCGTAGTTTAATCTGGCTGTCGATAATTGTTGCCGCATGATTTTTTCCTGAGTAGTTGCACTTTTGAGGCAAGCATTTTGAAAACGTCTATCAAGTGGGACAGATATTGTGGCTGCTATACCAAAATTAAAAGAAGTGGCATCTTTATTACCGCTGTAATTTTCTCTATAAAATAAAATTTCACCCGCATTTGTAAGGTTGCCGTCATCATCTGTTGCTTCGTTATAGACTGGTGTATGGAAAATGTAGTCTTGAGGACGCTTTACTGAAACTGATGTTGTAGCAAATGGGCTAATTGATAATGTAGCTCCAGAACATTGAATACCATTACCATAAGAATTTTCTGTCATAGGCCCCGTTAATACTTGGGTTGCGAAATTCGATACGCTTGAACTTGTATTCGACTGAGGATTGGCTATTGTCGAGGTGTTGGCGTAACTAGGTAAACAAGAAAAAAGGGTTATTAGTTGGAAAAGATAATAGTAGTGTCTGTGACTATTTCTGACTGAACTGTTCTTGTTATGTCGATTATTGATTCCAATGAAGGGCCTTTGTAAAACTCTGAAAACTGAAAGCTTTGCGAGGTTTGCTGCCAGTTTGGTTTTTGATCCATATTCAAGCCTGTCCATTCGTAGGTAGTTCCATTTATGGTTTCAGTGACAGTTGCATTAGGCATAGAAATTGTGTCGCAATTTCCGCATGAAATACCAGAACCAGTGACACTGTAGGTATAACCAGAATTGTAGCGAACTTCTCGGATATTTTCTGTCAAATTATTTGTGGTGACGCTTCGGGATGTACTTGTCGCACTTGTAAAATTTGGCACAACAGGCACTGCATAAGCTGGACTAATAAAAAATATAATCGGCAGATATTTCCACATTAATCAACAGTTAAGTCTGTAACGAAT